TTTCTGGTGATACCCTTGTATTCAATCCACCGGGTCTGCCTAAGTAATCAATATTATAAAGATTAGTGAATGTTTGACGTAAAGCAGGATTACTTATTATTCTTCCAAACTGTGTTGTTTCTTCTGAATTCAAAAATCCTGTGACCGGAGATACAACATTTCTAAACTGAGAAGCAAAAGTTGTATCAGCACCTGTATTGAAGCCTAGTAAACCACCTTCTTTCATACCAATAACTTTAATAAATTTGTTCAATCCACCAGACTGCCTTAATGCTTCTAAACCATCGAGTTCATTGCCTTCTTCATCAAAAATTGTTGGTCCGGTGTATTCCATTTTACCACCACGTAAGTAGCCACCGGCAGCTAAACCGGAGGCAGGTATTCCTCTATCCTCATATACAGTTTGGGAGGAGGGGGGGAGAGGAATATCTGTTGACATTCCTTGAGGCATACCTGCCAAGCCTTGTGGTTGTGCAAACTCTGATACTACTTCTTGAGCGACAGTAGTATTAGGTTTAGGTTGCATGACCATGTTCTCTAGTTGTGTTCTTCTTTGTATTTCAGATAATACTAAGTAAGGAGGATATTTCATATCTCCTTGTTCCATCATACGTACTAACTCTTCTTTAGGAACGTACTCTAATTCTTCTGCTGCTTGTACTAAATTTGACATTATGCTCTGCCTCCACCTTGTGTAGCTCTATACAAACCAAGACCACCTAATCCTGCAGAAAGTGCAGTTTGGAAAAGTCCGGGTTGTTGTGTATATGTGCTAACTGATTGGTCAGGTTTAATAGGTACACCCTGTAATATAGAACTTAAATAATTAAGTTGGTCTCTAGTGTAATCTCTTTGACGGGTAAAATCATCATAGCCAATATCTAGACCTGCTTGTCGCATAGCTCTTTCTTGTTCACCTATTTGTGCAAGAGCAGCTATTCTTCTTAGAGCGTCATCTTGTATTGTGCTTCCAACATCTGTCATTAATTGTTGTTGTTGCAAACCAAGTTTTCCTGCACCTTGGTCAACTAGTGCTGCTTTTTGTGCAAGTTCTTCTTGTTTTAAACCTAGCTGTTCAAACAGTTGTTGCTCTGCTAAACCGGTTTGCCTTTCTGCTTGTAATTGTTTCATGGCATTTTGGAAAGCTAAGTTGCTACCTTTAAGCTGTATATCATCTAATCTTTGACCTAGTCCTCTCTCACGTTCAGCTTGTAAAATTGCTTCTCGATATCCACCTAATCCACCAGACTGTGCAGCTTTAGACTCTATTTGATTAGCTAAAATTTCTGAGTCTCTTCTTGCCTCTCGTTTAGCAATGTCTGTTACACCTTGTTGAAAAGGATTAGTAAATCTATTTACACCTTCTTCAAAAGATACTCTTTGATATGGGTCAACAGAAAACCTTCTGTCATACATAGAGTCTCCTCTTTGAAAAGCAGTTGGGTCCATTGCAGATAAATTTTCTGCAGCTTGATTATATAAATCAGGTGTTCCTTGTGTAGCAAATCCTCTTGTCATAGCTTGTGCTAATCCTTCATCACCACTAAACTCTGCAATACGTTGTCCTCCATAAGGAGTGTATCCTTGTAAACTTTCTCCCTCAGCTCTACCTAATAGCCTAGTAAAATAAGGCTCTGCATAAGAGGGCAGTTTAGTTTGTACAATCTCTTGTTTGGCAGGAGTACCACCACCACCTTTAAATCTTCTCATCTTCTACCTCAAAATTATATTCAATGAAAATTGCTAATTTAGACCAATCTCTATCTTTAACCCAATTCCAAAAACCTGCACGACCTATACCTTCAATGCCATCACAACCATCTTTTTTGCCAACTTCTTCTAAGGCATCAAGAACAGTTGGTGCCCAACCTTCCATGTTATTACCTGTTATATGCTCTACGCTCAACATAGTCTTGCCTGTTGGATAAACTATTTTTTGTGTAACTGCAATACCACGTATATCAAATGAGCCTGTATCATAGACAATCCAAAGTCTATGACTGCCATTTAAACAATCATAAAAAATATCTTCTGGTCTAATGCGACCATTAGAACGCTTACAAGATTTTTCTAAATACTTTTTAGCTCCTTCCCAAATTAATATAAGTTGGTCATTGTTTACTATAGAAAAATCATATTCACCCGAAGGCTCTTGATTTAGTGCTACGTTTGTCATACAGGAAATACCTCATTAAAGTTTATTGGGTTTACTTGTTTTGTTGTGCCTGTTCCTTTTTGTCTTATCTTGTCCATCATGTCATAAAACTTAGCAGCACCAGAGTCAGTATCTCCACCACCTGCAATAGAAACTACATCTGCAGGTATAATAAATTCTCCTTGTGATACAGCTACAGTTTCACCACCCATATCAGCCATGACATCATCAGCTTGACCACCTAAGTTATTACCTTCTATTTTACCTTCTACTAATTCTGCTGAAGGTGTGTTTTCTAAAAGTACAGATTGTCTAAAAGCACTATAAGCTTCAGCTCCATATTTATCTATAAACTCAGCTACAACGCTATCATCTTCTGACCTACCTTCAATGTAATCTCTAACTTTATTCATTAACTCTAGGTCAGTAATCCCACCTTCATTAAATTGCATTGAGCCAAGAACAGGCATATTTGCAAAACTTGCTACTGATGAACTTATGTCAGGAGTAAAATTATATGAAGCTTCTGCTGTATCAACTTGTTCTAACATAGGGGGTGCAATACCTGTATATGCTTTAAATGGGTCTACAGTCTGAGACGGCATTGGTGTATTCATTGGAGCACCAAAACCACCTAAAGAAGTTTGAGGTGTCATAGCTAATTCTCTATTTGATACTTCTGGTCCTTGATTTATTGCAGAGTCGGTAGGAGCACCTAGGTTTTGGAATGGGTCAATAATATCGTTAGGATTAAAGTTTGTTGCAATCTGTTCAGTTATAGGAACGTTAAGAGTGCTTGGGTCAAAATACAAAGCTTCAGGATTTATTCCCGGCATGAACTCTGGATTTACCGGTACAGTTTTTCTTTGTGGTGCAGTCCTTACTACTTCTCCACCTTCGTTATATCCTGTAAGTCCACCAATAGCTGAGTATAAAATTGGCTCAGGATTATTAAGATAGTTCATTCTTCTTTCTTCTTCTGCTGCCATATCTCTAGCAAGAACATCTCTTTCAAAAGCTTCTTGTGCTTGTGTTATAGCTAATCCACCACCACCAATAGTAAGAGGAATGTATGCTCCGGGTTGGGAAGCTCCTGCTGCAATAGCATCAAATCCTGCTCTAGCTCCACCTTCAAATGGAGTAGCAAATAAATCTTTAGCTCCACTTGCAAAGTTTGCAGCAGGATTAGTTAATGAAGCAGCTCCTTGTTTGAAAGTTTCTTCTGCTAAAGTTTTTGCTGCTACATCTCCACCTGTTTCAATTACCTTTGCTGCTGCGTCTTGAGCTGCTGTTTTAAGTGCTTCTCCTGTTACTTCTTCAAATCCTTGTTTCAGAACAGTATCTTGAACTGCTGCACCGGCAGCATCTGTGACTGCTCCTGTAGCAGCCTGAGCTCCTTTAGCTGCAGCACCGGCTCCTTGGAATATTGCACCCAAGCCATAACTTGTAAGACCTGCCATCAAACCTTTTTTCAAATCACCTTCTAGTATTCCGGTTGCAAGACCTGAGCCAAGACCTGCACCTACAGGTCCACCAAACACACCACCTACAATACTTGCAGCAATAGGTATTGCGTCCCTTAAACCAAATGCTTCAGGCAATCCTGTTTGTGGATTAATTGTCATCTGACCCATTTGTGCTAACCCTGCAACTTCAGATGGAGCCATATGTACTAATGTACTGTCTCCATATCTTCCTTGTTGAGCTATGCTCTTTACTTGATTTTGTATAGTCATTATCTTTCCTCTGTTGTTTCACAACCAAACGCATTAAAGCTAAAGTCTGCTGTACTTGCGTATACTCTTATTTTATCAGCCTCATTAAGAGTTATGCCAATAACAATAGTATCGGAAGTATTTGCGTTCACCGATTTGTCATAAAATAAATACTGTGGATTAGCAGTTGTCGCTCCTGCTACTGCCACAGATATTCTATAAGTTCCTGTACTACCTCTATTACAAACTACTATAGAACTTACAGTTGTTTGTGTTTGAGAAGGTACTGTATAAAAATCTGTTTCTGTAGTTGCACTAGGTGCTGACTGTCCTAGAACTTTTAAACTATCAGACATTTCCTTTAGACCCCATTAATAAAAACTGATGTCTTCGCATAGCCTTAGAAACTATCGCTGACTTCAATTCATCTATCAAACCTATATCACTATGTATGTCTTGAATTATTTGCTCAATAGTTCTGCGTGTAATTAATTCATTATCCATTACATATTCAGGTGTTGGTATAGGTAAAGGTATGGAAGATTTATTAGCCATTATTTTTCTCCGTCAGCTCTTATATCTAATCTTAAATCACCAAGTCGCCAACCAAAGTCTCCTGATGTAGATTGTATTTTAAGTGCAGTTTGTCTTGACCTTCCTCGTGTACTTACAAAAGTAGTAGATGGAGTTACGTTAGAAGTTGAAAGAGTAGCTAAATCTTCTAAAGGATATTTTCTTCCTCTTAAAATAAAACTTACTGTGTCATTAGTACTGCTTGATTCTAAAAATTTTAAGTCTGGTATAACTTTTGAAATAAACATAAGCTGTTCTCCGGCAGGGTCTAAATCAAAATCTGCAGTTTCTACATATGATGTAAAGCCAGAGCCATCAGCTAAATTGCCATCTTCTTGATTATATAAATAATTAAGATTTGTGTTGTCTAACTTACCTGCAGCTAAAGGAAAATCTAATGTAGGAGCTTGTGACCAAGCTGTTCTCGTATAACCATCTGCCGTTGTACCAACTGCCCAAGCATTTTCTAAATAATTATAAGAAACATATCTATCTATTTCGTTGCTACCTGAAGAAGGATAAAACCAAATTATTTCATTGTAAGCAGAATTGTTCGCTGCAAAAACTTTATATTTTTGTGACAGATTAAAGTCACTAAATACATAATCTAAAACTGTACATGGCAGTTTTCCTACACTACCTTCAGCTTTATAGAAAGCACCATCGTCCATAAAATATACTGCAGTTCCTATAGCTATACCTGCATTAGGTCCAATCATGCCTAAACCTGTAGCAACTTCATTAAAAGAGAAATAAAAAGGTGAGCCAACAAATCTCATAGAAACTACACTTGTATCGGTAAATACTAAAGTTTCTTGTCTAGTAGGTATGGCTCCAATAATCTGACTACCTGAAGAAAGTTTTACTCCACCGGCACTATTAGTTGCTTTAGGTGTCCAATCTAAAAAAGACTCAGAGTCTGACCATCTAACAAATAATGGGTCTACTACAGCAGAGCCTATAGGGTTAGCTCCAAAAGCAACACAATGCCTATCCACATCAGAAATCATTACTTGTAGTATTGCAGTAGGTATATCACTAGCACCCCCTAAAGAACTAGCAAGAACTGCACGAGTTGTAGTTCCATTGCTTTCGTCCCACAAATAAAGTGGACCACCTCTAGGTGCTGCTAAAGTATCTTCTCCAAAATTATCTATTGTCCAAATTCTTAATTGGCTGTTTAATGCAATTGGATTTGTACTACCAAAACCACCTGCACCCCATGCACCTGACCCCCAACCTGAGCCTGAAACAAATGTATCTAAACCACCGGTTATTTGATATGTACCAACAGTATTACTTCCACCTGACTGCCCTACATCATTTGCAGTAGCTGTTACTGTAGCTGTAATCGTATATGTATTTGCAGTCGGTGTTGTTTGAATTTGATATTCTTTATTTAAAACTGCTGCTGTTATGTTTCCACCTAAACTTTGTGCACCACTAAAGGTAACAAAGTCTCCCGGATTAGCTCCATGGTTTGCATCTGTTACAGTAAGAGTGCTTGAGTTTTCTGTTGCTGCAAATGTGACATCTCCTGCAGCAGTTGTTTGACGTAAAGGAGTAATATCATTGTAAGCATTACCTTCTTTTACATAAAGCTTTTGATGTGTTCCAAGAATTGTATAGTTTGTTAAACCCGTATCACTATAGTTATGTATTTTTCTGCAAGTTCCAATGAAAGTATTTGTACTGTTTTTTGTCCAGCCATTAATTTTTTCAGGAACGCCTTTTCTAAATCTTATTTTTTCTGAGTCAACATAACCACCCTCTGCAGCATAGGCTGTAGACTCTTTATTTATTCCGGGTTTAAATTGAAACTTTACTAATGCCATTTATACCTCATGCCATTGCTCTCCTTGAAATAAAAGAGCTTCTGCTTCTCGCCT